ACCTCATGAAGAGGAAGAAGAGATACAAACATGCAGTCATCAACAAGAAGAAATACTACTTCTATTCAATCAAGTGGTTCGACATCACAGGTGACGCCGGGCATAAAACAAAAGAAGAGATGGAGAAACTACCTATATCTAAAATGATAACGCAAGCATATGTATTTAAGAAAAGCAAAAAGTTTTTAATTACGTTTAGTTCTTACGACACAACAGACGAAGTCTTTAGCGATACAAATATATTTCCAATGGGTTGTATAATATCTATGGAGAAGATTACTCTCTAAAGTTTATCGTTATCGTTTAATCCTACGTATAATACTATACAGAGCAATATAAATGCTATGATAGTATTTATAGGTAAAAATGGTTCCATTACTCTTTTAGTTTTTTGAGTGCTAACTTAGTCTTAACTATATTCATGAGTCTTTCATTCTTCTCACGTGCTTCATCAGCATCTACCTTGACGTTCATATTGAGTCTTTTATCTACGAATCTACCATCAGCTTTCATGATAATCTCTTGTGCTCTGATAGCATCAGCAAACTTACCATTCTTTTTTGCAATGTCACGTAGCTGTCCTAGTGTTGCTTTTTGTTCTGGTAGATTCTGTTCATACTTTGAGTATAGCTCTTGTTTGAGAGCGTCATGATAGGCCACCACCAGCGGATACTCATCAACATTCATGAGTCTACTAGCATAGTTGCCAGGGTCTGCATATCCAGCCAGCTTAGCTGCTTCTGTTTGGCTACATGGCTCACCATCATGGCCATATACTAGATACATTACAAACTTTTCTTGTTGTGCTGTCAGTTTTTTGGGTAATGACATAATCCTTGTAATATATCCTATAATTTGTATATATCAATATTAGAAATATGATAGATGGAAAGACATTTAGACAGGGTTTAGACAAGTTTATGAAAGCCGAAGTCACTAAAAACGCTAGGGTGCAGATACAATTACCTAACGGAGAATTTTATGACATTGTTGGAATAAAACTACTTGAAAATAAAATTATTGGTAGTAAGGATACACACAGATTAGTTTTATCTTGTAAAAAACCAGTAGAAAGTATGGGTGATCCTATAAAGATTCTATAAGTTATCTGGACTGAATTATGTCACAGAAAAAGATAAATTCTGAAAGAGATTTATGGAGAAAAGTTAAGAATGAAATTAAAACGATTTCATGGATTCGTATTGAAAATTGGGCTTTACCTGGCACTCCCGACTTGTTGGGCTATGCTCCTAGTGGGTCCTTTTTTACCTTAGAATTAAAATTTACAAAGTCCAGAAAAGTCCAGATATCCCCGCACCAAGTTGCCTTCCACACGAAACATAAAAAGAATACCTATGTGCTTGTAGCTTGTGCCCCTAAGCTTGGGTCTTTCCGCTTGTACCCTGGCGCTCGGATCCTGGAGCTTGTGGCTTGCGGCCTGGACCTTGAGCCTGTGGCCTCTGGTTGGGATGCTTGTTGCCTGTTGCTTGAGAGCTTGTAAGCTTGCGCCTTTGCGCCCTGAGCGCTGCATAATATTTTGGGTGATACCATATCATTAATGTTTGCCGTAACATACATTGGCTGTGGACCTGTCCCAGCATGCCCTGCAGTCCTTGCACTGGTTCCCCTGATCTGGGGCCGGGCATGTCCTGGCGCTTCCGCTGGTCACTGTCGACGTCCACGGCCAGAACTTGACTGGCCCAGAGTCAATCATGTGTGATGACATTCTAATAATTAAATTAGACGGAATCGTGGCAGGGTCAACCTGCTTCAGGAACTGTGCTTCGCGCGTTGGCATCCAATGCCTGGTCTTGCTTGTACGCTTGCACACTTCAAATATATTTTCTAGATGCTTGAGGCTTTGTATATCTCCTGAGTCGTGCCATCTAAACCAGTCCTGGTCCTTGATCAACACGACCATGGCGTCGACCCAGCGTGGGTCTTCCAGAGCTGCCAGGCGTCGTTGCAATGCCTGCTGCACGTTGCTAAATCTATATCTCCCCTTCAGGGCGTAACAGCCTGCACACACTGAGCCGGGAACCTTGACTAGCTTCGCGCCAGTCTTACACGCCACGGCCGGCAGGTTGTGAGCTGGGCCGGGCATCTTCGACGGCTTACTCAGGCCGCCTGTTATTTGTTTTGCTTCTTTCTTATTCATAATCCTATAATATCCTATAGCTTGTAACCTGTCAAGCTTGTGGCCCAGATCCCAAGGTTGAGGCCCAGCGGCAATTGTTTACCGGAGCTCCAGGGCCTATCAGGGTATCCCCTGCTTGAGATCTGGATAATGCTTGAGCTCTGTGGTCCGCGAGCGATCCCCCTCCAACACGTGCGATGGGGAGACGTTCTCCATTATTGACACCTCGACTCGTGGTATAGACCCTGTAATCAAAGTCACACAACCAGAGCTCAAGATCTGGGCGCCCCTGTAGCGCGCCCAGAAACTCTTTACCAAGAACAATCGTAGCCAATATCTTTACCAGCTTTTAATTGTTCCTTTGCCCATTTGATAAATTTTTTATCTTGGGCTTTATATTCTTTCATCTGTTCTTCCTGAAACTGTTGACCCCAGAAGAAACCATCAGCGCAAAAGTGCCAATGATAATTATCCTTGTAAGTCTTTTCAAGATCCTTGATTACTTCTTCAGTTATCTTAACGCCACCCTGCCCCGCATTGAAGCCAAGATGTTGTAGCTCTTCGCCTGTATTATGTTTCTTACCGTTTTGATTTTGTTTAGCAAATTGCTCGGCAAAAAATTTCTGCAGTCTAGCGTGCTTCCGCCAATAAAATTCTTCGTGAATCTTACCGTTACTGTCCCTGAAGCCAGCGTATTGATCTAGTCCCATAATTCTCCTTTCTTTCTCCCAATATATCCCAGATAAAAAATAAAGTCAAGTGCTTGAAGCTTGTTGCTTGTGGATAAAGCTTGAAGATTCTGGGCGGGCCCACCCTTGAGCCCTTGTTTTTTTTGGGCGGGCCCACCCAAAAAAAAGAAAAATTTTTTTCAACCTGTGATTGTATGTAGTTTTGGAGGCTCATACAACCACAGATTGTTCATCAAGGACAAGATGAAACTTATAAACTAGGTCTCATTTGTGTTCGATATTCTTCTTCAGTAATTTGAATATCTTGCCCACTACACATATTAACCCACCAATAAGTGTAATGAGAGTTATTTCCATTATTCCAATTATACCGAGTATATTTTCTCCACGCATTTTCTTCTGTCAGTATCATTGGTTTAGTTAAGCGACCACTCACACTATCTATGGCTTTATCCATAAAATCAATCGCCCAATCATTGTAGCAATTCATAGAACAGAAATTTCCACCACCATAATAAAATGATGATCTTCTTCTAGTTTGATTTGTTCTCTTGCCCTTTGTTCCTCGTTTTCTGTCTTTTGTGTCGTAAGTATGACACTTATGACTTTGACAGAATTTTAATGTACTCATTTGTCCTTTCTAGCAGGGGTTGTGTTCTACTCTAGAACTACCTCAACCCCTAGCATTATATTGTTATTTAAGTTTTTATAAATAAATTAACATAAATTAATATAATATCCCTTGTAAAAAAATCAAGATAGTTTATAAGATTATTTTATGCTATTTAACAATAACAAAGAAAGCGAGGAAAAATGGCAAGGATAAGACTAAACAACGAGTACAGAAATAAAGTTGGTTTAAGAATAAAACAACATTTATTTCAAGAGGACACGCAAGAGAAAAAGAAGTATGACACTCTCAAAGCCGAGCAAGTGGATATCAACGACAATGCGTGGAAAGTTGCGGAACAAATTGTAAGACGACACTACACTCCGCAAGATGTAGAGAAAGCATACTATCTACAGAACAAGTTTGAAAATGTTTCGACTATCGCTAAAGATAGTTGTTTTCATTTTCATTATCTTGGAACAAAAGAAAAAAGAAACTACGACAATCAAATTGAGATCGAGGAAAATGTTCCAATAGAACAACACTTTGATTTTAGATTGAGTGGTTCTTTTGATACCGATAGCAACGATAGTTATAATAGAGATAACTCTTATGCTTATGCTTTATTTAGAGATGAAATAAATGCGCAAGAGGGTTGCAACGCGGATATCTTAATTGAACAAGATAAAAAAGACGATAACCCACATAAAAGAAAATTTGTTGATAACAACAATGAGTATCTTGGTTTGAGTGGTGATCGAGACAATCAAGTTAAATATGGTAAAGAGTGGAACGAAAAATATCAGCTTGATTTAATTGGTCGTGATTATTGTCGAGATCGTTCTATTGCTTGTAGTGAACAAGAATATAATATTCTTGTTTCGTGGAAACAGGCAAAAGGACAATTTGTTATGGCACACTATAAATGGGTTGAGAGTGTCTTGAAACAAATGAAGGAAATCAAGCTAGGACTAAAAGGATATAAATATCTTGATGAGGCAATAGAACTAGCAAATGAATTAGGAATAAAAATAGATGACGCGGAAATCATTAGAACAAACTCTAGTGGTTTAGTTATCTACAATCCTAAAAATCTTGCTCAACGAATAAAGGGTATGAAAAACACCCAAAAGACGCGAGAACAAAAGATCGCTGATCGTGTTGCATATATGCAACAACAACAAACTAATTCGGATAACCTAAATTAATTTGTTGAAATAAATTATGGGACATTGTAAGATGTCCCATAACCAAAAAGGTTATAGAAAGCGAGAAACAATGATAAAAGAAAAACCTTTCACTATCACTTATTGGAGTGCTAGCGATAAGAAAGTAATAACAAGAAATGCTTTATGGACTGATAAAAGTAGATATTGGATAAGTAAAGCAGGCAGATTGTTAATGACTTATTTTGATGTAGATCAAAATGGTTATAGAACTGCGTCAGATAGTTGGAGTATTAAATTATGAGTAATAATTATTTAATACTTTCAGAACAAAAATACGATAGCATACCGAGTAATTGGAATGTTGAATTTTTTGATCTGTCTTACGACAATGCTTTTACAAAGTTAGTTGCATTGGAAACATTAAAGGACAATGACAATAAAGTTTATTACATTATAAATAAAAAACATTTATGGAGTAAAACCACAGATGTAAAACTAGA